AAGGCAAAAGAAGTATTAAGAATGAACAAAAATGGAATTGCCTTTTCTAAAAATGGTTGGAATGGTCCTTTTAATTCCGCTTGGACATTGGATAGTATATTCAATGCTAATTTTATTCAAACAGGATTAATAAAGGCAGATATCTTTCAAAACTCTTTTAATAAAACTGGAGATGTATTGAAATTAGTTAATGGACTACTTCAAATTTGGAATAACAAAAAGAAAATAATGGAGTTAACTAAAAAAGGAATGGAGTTTTGGAATTCTAATAGTTCAATTGGAACGATTGGAACAACTGATTCTGCTGGTAATCCTTTTCCTGGAGCTTCTACTCCCACACCTATTGAAGATAATTCTTTAGTTATTCGTACAAATGGAGCCGGCAAATATATTTTGATTTCTCCTAAAGTCGGTAAAGGATTAGTTTTATTAGGAAATGGTAAAGCAATTTATTTTGGAGACTTAGATGTACAAGGCAAACTCACAGTCAATGGAAAAGAAATCACAGGGAACAATAGTGGAGGAAGTGATCCTGGAACCCTCCCTCCTCAATTGACGACGGAAGCTGAAAAAAGAGCATGGAAAATTTGGACAATGTTGAAAGCTCGTGGTTATTCTGAATATGCAGCCGCAGGTATTCTAGGAAATATTCAGGGGGAAATTGGAGCAAGTATGAACCCTGATACAGAACAACTTGGTGGTCCAGCTTATGGGATTGTTCAATGGGATGGTTCTGCTTATCCGTTAGTCGGATCACCAACTTGGAACGGACGAGAGTATGTTCAGCGTTTGATGAACACCGCAGGGATTCAAGAAGATTATCGAAGTATTGAAGCCCAAGTAAAATTATTAGATTGGTGTATGTTCAACGGTCAATGGCTCGGAAAAGTAAATCCAACCACAGTATCAGGATTTAAATCGATTAATGATGCCAAAAGTGCAGCGTATGCTTTTGAAATGAACTTCGAACGCCCAGCTTCTGCACATCCAGAACGCCAAAATTATGCCCAATCTTGGTATAACAAATTACATGGATTAACTAGTCCAGAACCTGGAGGGAATTTCATTTGTCCAATTCAAAAACCAGTGACAGTTACTTCAGAATGTGGATGGAGAACAAGTCCAATAAATGGCGGTCAAGAATTTCATAATGGAATTGATCTTGTAAATGGAAATCCTAATACACCTATTTTTGCAGCATTAGATGGGGAAGTTGTTCAGGCTGGTGCTAATTATTATGACTGGTATGGTAATTACGTGGTTATTAAACATAATAATGGGAAGTGGACAGGTTATGCTCATTTGTCTCGTATTGATGTTTCTGTTGGACAAAAAGTCCAGAAAGGCGCTCAAATTGGCTTGATGGGAACAACTGGTCCATCTACAGGAGAACATCTACATTTTCAAATTATGAAAAATTATTGGCCACAGCCAGTTGTTGATTTTGAGAATCCAAGAAATTATATCCAATTTTAAGGTGGTGATTCTATGAGTAAATGGAATGTCGTTTTAAGTACAACAGAACCATATAATTATGTGGGGATGATTCAAGTTCGACAAGGCAATAAGAATACAGAGGTTATGGAAGCGACTATAGTTGAAAATGGTCTTCCCTACGATTTATCAGAATGTAAGGTATATTTTGAATCAGTTGTAGGTGGGAAATATCCAGTTCAATTAGAAACAAAAATTGTGGATGCTAAAAAAGGGAAAATCAACTATATTTTTGATAAATATTCCATGCAGTGTTTACATCGACAAACAGCCAATTTCATTATATTTAAAGGAGAAGACTTGATTGGAACAACTCAAGACTTCTCTTATTTTGTCATTAATGCTGTTTCAAAAACAGAAGGAGAAATGGGTTCTTATTGGCAATCAATCGAAGATTTAATTGCGGATATGACGGACTTTATTAATGAAAATAAAGGCGATTTTACGGACTGGATGAATGAAAGGAAAGAAGAATTTGAACGTTGGAGACAAGAACAGGAACACAGTTTCCAAGATTGGAGAGAAGGACAAGAATCAGACTATTTGGCATGGTTTGAATCCTGGTGGAACAATGCTTGCGGAATTAATGGATGCGAGAGTAGATATTCAAGGAAAACGACACAATTCAATTTCAGAACGTTTGCTTGCCGATATGAATTATTTGTATCAAAAACTACGAACAAGCTTATTTACTATCGAGTATGCTGAAATTGAAGTAGTGGATATTCTACAAGATGATTTATTTTCTAGGAATCATGAGATAGAAAAAGTAGAAAGTATTGAAAATAATATATCCGAAGGAGCGTTAATTGTAGCCACAATTGATGATAAAGAACAGCGTGTATTTACTCTGGAGGAAGTAGTAATAGATAAGATTTTGACTATTAATCCATATATTGCTGGAAAAACAGATTGGATTACTGGTACATGCAAAGTATTTGATGCAACAAAAATTGGTATTGAAATAAATGGTAAGAAAAAAGATATCGTCCCTTCCAATGAATTAAAAAATGGCACATTTAAATACTACACTGGAAAAACAATTCAATTAGGTGATCAAGTACAAGTCGTACTGTATGACAATATGACTATAGAATTAACAAGAAAATCAGTTGTTGTTCAGGAAGAAGGTGAATCAATTGGTGAAGGTTAAACGTATGATGGAAACAGACGACACAGGAGTTCAACGTCAATTTATGCCAATTACTCATGTTTCTGCAGTCTTAGGATTAGAAAACATTACCTCGGGACAGTCAAAAGTTCTTTCGGTTAACGGTAAATCTGGAGCAGTCATTCTAACGAAGGCTGATTTAGGATTAGAAAATGCGATTACCAAACTACCTTACGCAAGCGAAGATACTGATGGTATTTTAACTGCCGAAATGTTTCAAAAGATTGTAAATGGTGAAAGTGGAACATATCTTTTACCAATTGCTACTGCTGAAAAATTAGGAGGTATAAAAGTTGGTGAACTTTTAGAAGTCACTGAAGAAGGTATTCTGTCTGCAACTAAGCAAACAGATTTTAATTTTACTAAAGAGTTGAAACAGAAGCTAGAGTCTTTGAAAATTTTGAAAGCAGGAGCCAATATTTCGATTACAGAAGATGGCACTATTAGTACAACAAACGATAATGAAATAACTTCTTGTTCTCAAATTAAGAAAGTTTATTCAAACAGCATCGACTTTGGAGACTATGATTATAGTGGAAACCCAAATCTATTAAGTACTATAACTAGTGATTATTTTACAACAAAAGATAATGTAACAATTGCCAACGAAAATAGAGGTGTAAAATTGACATTCAGAAATTCTGGTTTTGGTGCTGAAACAGGTAATGTTGTGCAAATCAAGCCCCAAACAACCTATACGCTTTCTGCTAAGGTAACAGTGAATGAGGATTTTGTAGGAGACTTATCAAAAATTCGACTAACTTATAGAAAATTTCCTGGAGGTAACATTCTACTGGGAACGAACTTATCTGCTATGTTAGCGGGAGAAACAAAAATTATTTCTGTTACTGGTAGCGTGGTAGAAATGAAACAAGTAGAGCGTACTTATCTACGTTTAGATAGTAATTCCCAAATAGTAGATGGATCAATCAACATAGAATATATCAAGTTAGAAGAAGCTTCAATAGCTACGCCATATCAGCCTAATTTATTTGAATCACCTTATTATCTAACAAAAGATGAGGGAGCTGGCTTAACGACAGAATATAAATATGTAGGGATAGGACTGGAAGACTTTCAAGATCCAAATAAATATATTTGGAACATGACTATTGAATATATAAATAAACAGCTCCAAGAATTAAATGAAAAAAGCTTAAACTTTACTTTTGAAAAAATAGGGGAGGTATAAACTAATGACAGATATTGTAAAAGTAAAACAGAATAATGTTCAGGTTTACCCTCAAACTCATTGGAATGCTGTAGAAGGCAAACCCACAACAATTAAAGGCGATAAAGGGGATCCCGGACAGTCCGCAACTATTGCTGTAGGTACAGTTACTAGTGGATCTACTGCTTCTGTTACAAATGTAGGAACCTCATCTGTGGCTAGATTCAATTTTGTATTGCCAAAAGGAGATAAGGGAGATTCTGGAGTTAATGCATGATATTGTGCAATTAAAAGAAAATGGTGTGCCTAAATATTTAAAAACTCATTTTAGAGCAATTGATGGAGCTGAAGCATTAGTACAAACATCTGGTAATCAGTCTGTTGATGGTTTTAAAAACTTTTTACAAACACCAACAGTGAATGATACACCAGTAGCTTTAGATCGTTTTGTTTCAAAAACAGTAAAAACAACGAATACAACAGATTTTACCAATGAAAGTTCAGTCAGATTTGAACGATGTGGACGAAGTGTAGTGGCTAATTTTGCGATTACAAATAAATCAGCAAATTTTGCTGGATGGAAAAACTTAATGGCTTTTCCAAAAGGATATACTCCAACTTCGCTAAAGGATTGGGGTGGAACTTTGGCGAATAAAACCAATCGAAATCCTGCATTATCTGTTTATGCGAATGCTTCGGGAATTGTTGTGATGGTTTCTACTACCAATTTACCAGAAAATCAAGAGTGTTCTGGAACCATCAGCTATTTTACAAATGATGCGTGGCCAAATTAATAGGGGGAATGAATGATGAAAACAATGTATGAATATATTTATCCGGTAGGTTGCAAGGTATGGGAAAACATGCCAGATGATTTTCCAGAAGGAGTGCCGTATACCTTGGTACCACCATTACCAGATATTCCGTTAGATCGTCAGTTTTGGAATCCGAGTGAACGGAAATGGGAAGAAGTTGTCACACAAGATTTCTCTAAAAAACTAGAGTTGTTGGAAGAAATCCATCGTAAGACCGAACAACAGCTTGAACAAGTTCAAGAGGAAAATCAAGCGTTTAAAGAAAATAATCAATCATTAAATGAACAAGTTACGGATTTACAAGTGGCAATGACCGAAATTTATGAATATTCATTAGGGAGTGAGTAACATGGAAAACATCTATGCAGACCTAATCAAAAAAGGAAAGAAAACGATTGATGACGTACCTAAAACATTAAAAAAGAAAGTTCAAGCAATTTTGGATAAAAAAGAAGATGAAAAAGTGAAAGAAATTCTCACTGAATAGGAAGAGGGTGAGAAAAAATGAAAGGTATCGATCAGATTTTTAACAAGCTAGTCGCAATCGACGGGCTTATTTTTTTACCATTAACAGTTATATTGATCGGGTTTATTATTTTCGCTTCTTGGCGAATCAATATTTACTATCGAAAAGAACTACATGATGAAAGAGAAAGCTCAAAACAGGACCGACGAGACTTTTTGGCTACGTTGAATGAGTTGAATAAAGGATTTGAATTTATACGTTCAGATGTGAAGCGAATCGATGACAAAGTTACTGAAATCGAGAAGGAAGTACGGAAATAATTCTGTGCTTCTTTTTTATGTTTGAAAGGTGGTGAGGTGTCGTGGAATCACTCTCAACTGAAATGATACTCGCTATGTGTGGGTTATATGTGGCAGGAAAAGTGTTAAAGGAAATTCCTAAGTTCCCCGACTGGGGAATTCCTTTGGTACTCACGGTAATTAGCTGTATTTGTACACCACTATTATTTGGTGGGTATAACGTGTTTAACTTTTTTGTTGCCATTGTGGCTGTAGGAATTACGGTGTATGGCAATCAATTATGGAAACAAACGACTTATGGAATCAAAGAATTAGATAAAGGAGACGATGAAAATGAGTTACACAATTAACAAAGAATTTATGTTAGCAGCAAACGAAGGCGATTCAAGAAAAGCTCAAAATTGGTACATTATCGCTCATGAAACAGCCAATCCTCGTGCAACTGGGCGGAATGAAGCAAGTTATATGAAAAATAATTGGCGTAATGCTTATACGACTCATGTTGTAGGCGATGGTATCGTTTATTTGATTGGAGAACCAGGCTATGTTTCTTGGGGCGCATTAGATGCCAATTGTTATGCACCAGCGCAAATCGAATTACAACATACGACAGATAAAGCTTTATTTGAAAAAAATTACCGTGTGTATGTGGAATTGATTCGCGACTTATGTAATCAATTCGGTATTCCTAAAACACTTGATGTAGGTGGAAAAGGCATAAAAGGAGTGAAAAGCCATCAATGGGTAACACAAAATTATGGTGGTGACCACACGGATCCATACGGCTATTTAGCAAGTATGGGAATCAGCAAAGAACAGTTTGCACGAGATATAGCGAATGGTTTTGGTTCTAGTTGTAAGCCAGTAACTGCACAATCTAAACCAGTTGCAAAACCACAAACACCATCCGACCATGACAAAGCAGTAGCAGCAAGTAAAGCTGTTCATCAAGGTAACGCATGGGCGAAACTAGACAAATTCAATGAAGTAAGTAAAGGAAAAGTTCGAATTGCTGGTTGGCTAGTGCCAGATAAACCAGATGGTCCAATTGGAAAATGTGCTTATATTCTTATTATGAAGCATGGCACAAATGAAGAAATCACTCGTGTGGCTTCGCAGGGAATCAAACGTCCTGACGTGAAGAAAAACTATGGTTACAAAGGTGGCGATGCTTTAGGAATGGACGTCACTGTAGATTTAAGCTGGGTGAAAAAAGGCACGAAAATCGATGTCATTTTCCGTCGTTGTAATCAGACAAATGGAGAAGGCGCAGTGAACGATGTTCGGATTAAGGATATCTATTTAACATTATAAAAAATAGCTCCTCGTTGAGGAGCAGTACATATTCATAATAAAGAGAAGTAGTATTGTATTATTTTTTTTATTTTTTTTAGATATTTTTTTATTATTAAAAAAATATCTAAAAAGTTAATATATATACTAAAAATAGTTCTTTATGAAAGGGGAAAAGTAGATGATGAAAAAAAGCAAGATTATATTAAGTGCAGCATTACTGAGCATTACTATTGGAGGTTCAACATTTGTAAATGCTCAAACAACATTGGAAAATGAAAATGAGTTATCTATTGCAGTCGGATCTATAAAAGCAAAGAAATATTTTTGGACAGACTCATCAATCGAAGGAAAAGTCTTTAATGCTAAATATAGCACTGTCGGATTGCTTATAAACGATATGTTACAAAGTAAAGTGGCAATAAATAAAGATGGAATATTCAAATTTTCAACTAGAGGATTAGGCTTAAGCTCTTCTGAGAAGAATTTCGAAATTGTTGGAATTGATGAAGATGGGCAGTTTGGTGAAAGAGTAAATTATAAAGTTTATCCTAAACTTAACAAAGATTACAAAATGACAGTCTCTTCTTATAAATTAGGAGAAGATAGAATTTATGGAAAGAATGAAGCTGGAATTGACACTGTTGCATTAAGAATCAATAATAAAGTAGTAAGAAAAGTAACAACTGTACTTGGAGAAAATGGAGAAGAATCATATTCTCTTTTTGCAAAAGATAAAGTTCTAAAGAAAAAAGATAAAGTGGAAATTATAGGTTACGATAGTTCAGGAAATACACGAACAGTTTTAAGTGTTAAAGTCACTAATTAATTTTTAAAAACCAACAACATAATGAAGAAAATTTGGTAGAAATTAGAAAAATAATAAGAATTTTTTTCAAAAAGATATAAAAATTTTTTGCTTGATTTTATTAATAGGAGAAAGATATAAAAAAGGGTTTCCTAACTATATACACGTCAATTGATAGAAGGTTGTCTGATAAAGTACTCATATCTTCAAGCAAAGTTGTAATATCTTTATTTATTTTTCCACGTACGTTAAAAAAAAAGAAAATAATAATTTCAATCGTGGTAAATGATAACGTCATCATATTACACAATCTTAACCCCGTTTCCATTTATGGTGACATCTATTCAGAGCTACTTGAAAGAGTAGCTCTTTCTAGTTTCTTTAGATTAATCTATTTTATAAAAAATAGATTGTATTTCTATTCTGCCGTTTTTGATTAAATATAATGTTTTTCTTATTAGGCGGTATTTTTTATATTAGATATAACAAAAACAAATAAAAAAACTTAATTTAATAGATTATAATTATAATGTGCTACAAGATATTCCATGTTGTATTCGCATTATTCAGTTTAAACTACGTAGCACAAAATAAAATTCGTAGTAAACTACGATCAACCTCACAAAGATCTCCTGTGTTTTACTGCGATTTATTATCTATAAGACTACTCATAAGAGTAGTCTTTACATAAAAAAATAATAAAGAAGGTATCACTATGTATTATGTAGAAGTACAAACACGAGGAGTAAAAAACAAACAATATGTCAAAAGTGTAATCAATAATTAACCAATATTAGGATCATGGAAAGAGGCTGAACCATTTTCAAAAGAATGTGCATTGCAAATAAAATCAGTTTTAGAACAAGAACTAATTTGTGGAAAAGCAATAGTCAATATAGTAGAAAAGTAAAATTTATTAAAGTTTTAAGTAAATGATGTAATATTGTAATTAGTGGCGTTAGTCGTTTATTTTCAAATTTTTCATCCTTTAATTAATCATTCTAAATATTTACTCCAAATTTGTATTAAAAAGTGTATCAAGCAGTTATCCTTGTGTTACCATTGTATCCGTGTTATAGTAAACAAGTAATCTAATTTGAAACGTAATCTGAGCGATATATTCACACTATAAAAACTCCTTTTACCAAGTAATATTAATTGCAACAAAACACGTAATATATACGTATTAGGAGGAAATATATATGAATAACGGTACAGTAAAATGGTTTAACTCAGATAAAGGTTTTGGATTTATCACTGGTGAAGATGGAAATGACGTATTTACACACTTCTCAGCTATCCAAGGCGATGGATTCAAAACATTAGATGAAGGTCAAGCTGTTTCTTCTGATATTGAAGAAGGACAACGTGGCCCTCAAGCAGTAAATATTGTAAAATAATGTTGAACTTTAACCACCTCAATCGAGGTGGTTTTTATATAATGGCTCATAACCGTCCGGTCGTAGGTTTGAGTCCTACAGGGTACATATTCTTAGTGATTTAAGTTGCGAATAAAATATAAAGAAAGGTACCCCTTTTGGTACCCCCAATAAAGAAATATATGTAATTAAAAGATGTATTTCAATTATTTAAAA